GGCATTATGGTCAAATCCGTAGTACACCGATCGGCGTTTCATTCCGCTCCGTTGATCTCGATCTTTGAACGTATCGTAGAAGTCCTTCAACGATTCGCGGAACACACATACATCGGCATCTTATACTCGATGCTCGCCATATCGCAGTACTGCTTGTACAACGAATACGCCATTTTCAGGGGGATGCCCTCCGGGTCATCCAGCTCGTCCTCCATTTCCAACGCGAAGTTGAAGAGGGGCTCAGTTCTGCTGCGCATGGCAATGGGCTCGTAAGCGTCGTACGCCCACGGACCCAAACTTCGGTACACCTCGAGGCAGTGCTCGGCTATATGGGGAATCGTCTCGGATATCCCCTGCATGCATAGCTCGTACTGGCCTCTGGCTAGACGCCGCCCTGAAGGTCGAACGTCGATTAGGCGACGAATAACTCCGGATTTCGCGTCCGTGATCTTCACCGGCGAGTTCGTGCCGACGAAGAGCATCGTGTCGAACGCGATCTCGTACAGGCCCTTGCCTTTCTCATCCATGATCTGTCTCTCGTGAGAGACGATCTGGTTGAGGCGCGTGTTGTCCTCGATCTTGCTCAAGTCACCGTCATCGTCAATCGCCAGCAACGGATTCGATTTGAGAGGCTCGAGAGCGAAACGGTTCTGGGCCTGCCCCAAGGCTTTTGCCTGAAACGTCCCCACGTAGTCCTCGAATAGCATGTTGAGAATCCGGAAGAACGTGGATTTACCGACTCCGCCGCGACCGTACAGCACGAAGAATTTATGAATCTTTTTGCTGTCGCCCGCAAGGATTGATCCGGCGGCCCACTCCAGCTTCTGCCTCTCCGGAGGTTCGAAGAGCGTCCCCATGAGTCTGTCGTAGGCGCTGCAGTCGCCCTCGACAGGATCATAGGATAGACGCTTAGTCGCGTAGTCCTCCTTGCGTTTAGCAGAAGAGCGGAATAGGATATTTCGGTCCATAGCGCGGGGGTTGTCCGGCATGTTACGCAGCCAGGACTTGAACAACTTATACTGCCCGCTGTCCTGGTCCTCGAGCTTCATCACCTTCGGATCCCCGTGCTCCGAGGAATACGACTCGAGCGTCTTGTCGACAAGATGCACGAGATCGAATTCCTCGGTGGACCACAAGCCCTTTTCAGGCAAATATACCGCATAGAAAGCGCCCCCACGGATGATCAGGTCGTCGGGGCACGTGTTGCGATATGACGGACGAACTTTACGGACCTTGGTCTTATGGTCCTCGTATTCCGTCACTTTGAAAAAGCTCATGTGCTCTCCTTACAAGGGAGACACCTCGTTTGCGTAGTACTGCATCTGGTACCACAGCTCAGTGTCTCGCATATCCTGAGGCGCCACCCCCTCTCTGAGAAGGAACAGACCACCTAGACCGTCTCTGTCGTATTTGATGTCAATGACATCGTCAACGCGATCGAGAATCTCGGCTTCATAACTCTCCGGGTCCGACCAGAACTCGTTGTCGTCGATTCCGTCAAGCGTCAGATTCGAGACCATCTCCCAGAACCAGAACGCCGTGTCCTCATCACCTGTGATCTGTCCGAGGCGATCGGCAATGGAAATCATCACCTCTAGCATGGACACGTTGCCGAACGGACGCACGGCCGTGTGATCCAGGGCCATTTCGGCGATCAGGTCGGCGCGAAGCTCCTGAGCGTCATGGATTCGATTACTGTCTATACCGCGGGTGTCCTTGAACTCAACCCCGTCAAGGATACCCAGAAGCATCCTGTAGGACATGTCCGTGATGTCTTCGCGGTCCGCGGCCACAATATCGTATAGGACGTTGAAATACCAACCGTCCTGCAGTTCTTTTTCGAGATTCTCTAGAGTTCTCATTCGTCGATATTCCTAAGAACATCCTGCTCGTATGAATCCTCGACGATCTCGAGTTTCATCTGCAGGTCCTTATGCGCATTGTAGACGTAGAAGGTGGTGAGATACCCCAAAGTGGTCTGGGCGCCCATCTCTCCGATCCAGCCGTTGACATCCTCAATCACGACGTTGTCCGAATCACAGAGGACATCATCAACGGTGTAGTATCGGACCTCCATTCGCTTACTCTCAGGAACAGACTCGTAATCCTCCTGGCTCGAGTGCTCCATGTCGACCGGCTCATCGATAATGTCGGGGTTCTTGGCGTAGTCCTCCTCGACGAGCTTACGAATCCGCTTCGCCTCGTTCATCTGCTGAACCTGGTAGGACATGCGGCCGTTCTCGTACTCAAGCCGCTTGCTCTTATCCTCGAGCTTCTCAATGGTCTTGGCGGACTCGGTTGCGTGCTGCGCATAAACCTCAACGTCCTTGTGCGCCGCCTCGAGGGAGTTCTGAAGATCCTCTTTCTCCTGGGCGGCATTGCGCCGCGCCAGAGAATATCCCAGGCCGAAGCCCGCGACAGCCCCCAGCGCGGCAGCAGCAACAATAGCAACTTTAGTGTTCATCGGATAGAAACCTCGTCAATCTTGTCCCAGATCACGCCATCGACGTTGAAGTCCAGGAAGAAATCAGTGACTTCACGACCCCTTGCAGCGTCGTAGTGGCGGACATTGCAGGACTCGAAGTCCCCGAAGGAGATGTAGCCGTCTCCCTCACCGCCCTTGTAGACCCATCCGACGACCGCTCCAGCAGACGTCTTGGGCAGACCCAGAGTAGTGTACGCGTCGTTGAGAAGCACGTAACCATCGCACATGAGCTTGTTGTTCAGGTACTTCTCCTGAGCGTTCAGCATCATGATGTCGAAGTCTTCGTTCGGCTCCCACAGAGAGGCATTCTCGTCGAAGACAACGGCGTACTGTGACATGCCGTACTGGTCGAGGACGCTCTTGTCATCGACACTCTCGTTGCCGTCCTCGTCGACCTTGACCGCCTCTGCCAGGATCGCCTCTCGACTCTTGCTCAAGGCCTCCTGGACTGCTTCGGCGCCGAACGCCTTCTCGATGGCGCTCTTGTACTTGCGCAGAGACTCGTCAGCAGCAGCGACTGCCATGGTCAGCCCCGCGATGCGCTTGGCGGACAGACGGTGCGCGGCAACGACACCCACAGTGCCGATAGCGCCAGCGATCAACGCAGGACGGTAGTGGTTGGCGACCTTGAGAACGAAGCGTCCGTAAGTCTTGGCGCGCCTGGTGGCAAGCTCCTGCTGAGCCTCCTTTTCGGCCGGCTCGGGAGTCTCCTTGAGCTCGCTGATCTCGAGAAGGTCGTCATAAACTTCACCCGTGAGAGTAAAAGACTCCTTGACGGCCAGGGCGGTGCTGGTGGTGAAAGCCGCAACCCCCATGGCCGTGAGAATGGCCGGGGCGTGCTTGGATACGACCAGAGAGGCTTTTCCGAGGCTCCTGGTCAGGATCGATGAACTCATTTGATGAAGTTCCTTTCGCGATAAGAGTGATATAAGTATACGATTCTAGAATCTGGGAGCGCGGTGACGGTCTTGACCCAGTCCTCTCTATCCGGGTTGATTCCGATCAGCGCCTCTCGCATTCGCGATAAACGCATAATACCGTACCCTCGGTGACATATAATGTAGGAACGCCAGCGTTTGAAATGCCAGCGCTCGCTCCGCCCCAGCGATCTTGAGGACCGCCAGGGCGGAGACGGTTGCCGTGAGGACATCGTCCACCACCGAGTCAGTCGGGGAAGTCATCGTAGCATGCCCAGACGATTCCGACGAGAATGACGAAGATGATAATCGAGACACTCATTTGAGCATCCATTCCATGAGAGCGACGCACAGCACAAGCGAGACGATGGCGAATGCGCTGAAACCCATCACTTTCCTCCGGCGCCGACGAGAGCCACAGCTGACAGAACCCCCATGAGAACCAGGAACAGAACCCAGCCGTTCATCAGGGCCCCGACGATGATCGCCCCATATGCGCAAGCGATCAAAAACCAGAACAGAACGAAGAGCCAATCGACTTTTTTCACTTTTTGAGATCCTCCGCTAGTGCTGACAGGAGAGACGCAATTACAGCGACCGTGATGATGAGCTTGGCAATGATTCCTGGGCAGATCCACATCACCCATAGCGCCGAGAGAACGACTACGGCGACAATGATCCACGAGATGGTTTTGGGGGCTTCTTTTCTCACAACGACTCCGGACGAGGCAGGTTGATGACGTATCCCTCGGCGACTCGCATGATGCTAGCGCCTCGAAGATCGCGCCAGCCCCAACGGTCGTCCGTGTACTCCTTGCTGACACCGACGTAATCGTAGAAGTCGGAGACGGCAGCGAAGTCGTACTCCTCGATCGTCCGATCAAGGTTGTTGAGGACCTCCTCGGCCTCGGTGCGGGACTGGATGACGATCCTTGAGAAATCATACTGTCCCACCGGCTTGACGAAACCCCGGTTCCTGGACGAGACGTCTCCCCGATCACGATAGACTCGAGAATATGACGTGTGATCCGTCCTGGCGGTGCTCAGAGGCGTCCTGTTCTCCCCGAAGAGAAGACGGTTGACGCCCGTGGTCACCATGTCTGAGATCGTGTTCTTGACGGCAGGAACAACCACGTCCCAGACGAGGAAGTCACCAACACTCTTCACGTCGTCTCCGAGAAATGCGTCCCTCGCCTTCTGCTGGATCGTGCGATCCTTGACGATTGCCGGTTTGGACGTAACTTGCTCGACGGGCTTACGATTGCTGTTCGCCGGGAGGGCTCCGCGAATCGGAACGCTGCTAGACATGTATGTGTTCCTTTCGTATATAGTCAGTTGGCGGTGAAGAGCTCGGGGTGCTCCGCCTTGGCCTGGTCGATCAGCGCCTTCGGGAAGATACCGTTGAAGAACGCGATCGCCTTCTCCTCATTCTGGACAAGACCGAGGAGGCACTCGTCATAGAAGATGGAGGACTGGAACTCGTGGAGGATCTCCTCCGACTTCTCGAAGTGGAGACCGTCTGCGGACTTGCGCCCGTAGCTGGAATCCATCAGAAGTTTGAAGAAATCGTACAGCGTCCACGTGTCCTCGTCGGTGACGTCCTCGCGCTTCTTGTTCGCAAGCGTGGAGATCGTCTCCTCGATTCCTCGAGGCAACTTTCGCTGAAGGGCGAGAACGTCCGTCTTGTTGAGGTGGAACCAAAGCGTCTGGGTGTGCGAGTTTCCGTCGAAGTCCTCGGCCGTCACGGTCTGCTTGATCATAGAATGCTCCTTGGTGAAATGATGACCCATGAGCCCTTGTTAGGGGCCCATGGGTCGAGTGTCTGTCGATTGAATGCGTCAGTCTTCGTTCTCGTCCGTCGAGTCGATCTCGGGAACGTCAACGCCCTCGGTCAGATCGGCCACGTCGGCGTCCTGCTTCGAAGCGTTCTTCACGACCTTGCGGATCACCACAGCCAGCGCGATGCCGGTGACTGCGGGAGCAGCAATGCGTGCGAACTTCTTCGCCGCGGGAACAGCCTGCGTCCAGTCGATCGTGATGAAAGGAGCGTCTTCGCTCTCGTTCTCAACAACGGTGGTGGAGGTGTTCTCAGACATGAGTATTCCTTTCGAATAGATGGGTTCTCATTATAGGGCATGTTGAGGTTGCGATTTGATAAACCCAGAGCCCGTGTTAGGGGACTCTGAGCTCTCAGGTTCAGGACCGATTCATGGATCGAATCGTCTCGACCGTCTCCTCGACCTGTTCTCTGATCGACTTGCCCGTGGCAGAGCCGACTGCAGCTGAAATCGCGTGAACTCCCACGTGGCGCATCACCGTAACAGCGGTGCCAGCGGGAGGACACAACGACATCAGAATCGCGTCGGCTGCGGCACTAGCAGTGACATCAGCAACAAATCCAGCAACGGATGAGATTCTACTTGTCATGGTGGTTCCTTTCTCTCGTTATAGTCCGTGTTCATCACGCGAACCGGAACCAAGCCTCAGTAGGCTCAAGAAGGAAGTCCGTGACGACACAGGGCTTACCGTCATCCGTGATCGTGGATCCGAAACGAATGTCAATCGAGTTAGGCTCGTTCCAGCCCAGCTGCTGGCCGAGATCCGTCGGCTCAAGACCAACAGCGGCGTAGAAGTCATTCAAAGACACCAGATCACCCTTTAGCAGCTGGTAGTTCAGGTTGTTCTGGATCTGCCGAACCGTCTCGATCGTGGAGTGGAAATAGCGACCACTGTGTCCGTCGTAGAACAGGACGTCCCCAGATCCCACGACTGTCGTAGTGGCCGGAGTCTTCACTCGCTCAGCAGCTTGAGTAGCAAGCTCACGTTCCCGCTCGTCGCCAATCTCCTGTCGTGTCGTGGCACGGTAGCGGTCGTACGACTCCTTCGTGAATGCGTAGGCTGCGGCTGCTGCGGCTTGACGACGATTCCCGATCGCAAAGGCACCCACGATGGACGCCGCTGTTGCCGCACCGGCGAGGGCTGCGGGGACGTAGAGCTTGTAGGCGACATTGTACTTGGTCTTCCAGTCCTTCTCGTTGAACGTGCGCTGCCGACGCTTGATTGTCTGGACCTCTCGATCCGCCTTGACGGCCAGATATACGGTTCCCCCAAGGCCTGCCACGGCGGACCCTGTCAGAATGGCGGGGAGGTTCCGGACAATCCACTTGGATGCTGTCGTCACCAGTGTAGAACCCATGTGTGCTCCTATCTTATCACGGGAAACCCAGAACCCTTGTTACGGGGTTCGTGGGGTTGAGCTATGAATATGTTCAGGCGGTAACGTGATCCTGAGCAAGCCGCTCGTAAGCAAGCCGCTCGAGCGCGTTCGCGTACACGGGATCGGCCGTCTTCTCGAGGTTGTCGAGGTACAGCCAAACAGCGAGCGAATCGTGCAGAGCGATCTCCTTGAGCTTGGTGCCGTAGGACATGGTGTATTCCTTCCAGTAGTCGGGGTCTCATTATGGTGCATGTTGAGTTTGCGAGTCCTGACATCCCACCCGGAAATTTTTAGAATCCAAGTCCCAGAACCCATGTTCTTGCGAGTTGCTTGAATATGAGTTCTGGGACGTTGAACGGTCAGATGCGGACCTTCGTGATCAATCCGAGTGCCTTGCTGGTAACCGGCAGGATGCTCTCAGCTTTCACGACGAGAAGGACCGACACGAGAGACGTCGCGCATGTGACGATCGTGTCCGGGGACGGAAGCTTGACTGCTCGCTGCTTATTGAGTTCGCTCTCGTGCTTCTCGGCACGTCGAGTTTCGTCTCGATGCTTCGCGCAGATGGCTTCCAGTTCACGGATGTTGGCGAGCGCATTCGCGTACGCCTCCGCGTCGGGGTCCATTCCGTCGATGAATGCGTAAGCGTCCTTCAGGGCGTTCTCAGCATTGTGTTCGGGAGTGTTCATTTTGGTTGTCCTCTCAGATGGGGTTCTCATTATAGGACATGTTGAGGACGCGATCAGGCGACCTCGTTCACCGCCAGGGTGACGGTCTTGTTCTCGGCAAGGTCCTTCGCGGGCTTCTCGAGAGCGGCGTAAACTTCCTGCTTGCTGTGGTCGACATGCAACACGCCATCGGCGGACGGTGTGTAGTTCTTGGCTGAGATGCCGAGCAGCGTGCCGAGGAAGGTGTCGACGGCGGCGATGGTCCCGACGACCGCATCCACGTGGCCCCAGCCGAGCGAGGCGGCGAGAGCGACGTAGAGAGCTGACAGGGCGGGAAGCAGGGTGAGCGCAACCCACTTGGCCTTGTCGTAGGTGGAGTTAGACATGTTTGTCCTCCGGTCCGTAGTGCTTGCGAGTTTCCGGAAAATGTATCGGAAGTTCTTGAACTTCCTTCATGACCTTCTCTGCCATGCCGTTACCACCGAAAGACGAATACGGGGAATACAGATACTTCTGCAGATCCTCGTACTCGTCGATGGTGATATATCCTCGAGACAGATATGCCGTCCCGAGCGCCATTATTTGGTTGTGCGCAATGCCGAGAAGGAGTTGTGTCCGAGCGTCTTTTCTTTCCGCCCGGCGGTCCAAGAATGCCCATAAACCACTAGACGCTAGTACGCTTGTCGCGATAGTTACTATCATCGTGAGCTCTGGGCGCACGTGTCAGCCTCCGATGGCCAGAACTGGTCGGATTCCGAGAGAGCTCGTCATGATCTCATCACAAGCGATGTTCCCCTTCCAGGCGCTGAAGTAGTTGGCCCACGTCTGGTCACGGAGCCAGAAATTCTCGTTCGGGTTCTGGTGGTTGAACAGTTGGAAATAACGAAGCTGGCGGCACTCGGCCCGGTATGCACCCTCGGAGCCGTTCTGGAACGACTGCTTAACGTGGGCGCCGAATAGCATCTGCTCGGTGGGAATCGTGACCTTGATCTTGAACACCTCACCGTTCTGGGCGTACAGGCGGTACCCCTCCTCACGAACTGTACCGCCGTACTTGATGTCCGTGTCCCAACGGTTCTCGAACCATGAGTTGTGTGCGAGAATATTCGACTCTCCGAAGAGGCCGTAGGCCTTCGTGGCATTCGTCTTCGGGTTATCATTCAGGGATGCGAAGAGCTCACTGTTGCGGAATCCGCCGCAGTACTCACCTCGGTGCATTACCGCGGAAGACGTGTTCCTGTCTGGCATAACAGCGATGTGGCGACCGATCGACGGGTCGCACGCACCCCAATAGTCGAAATCGACAATGTACCACTTCGTGTCACCCGTAGTCCAGTAGTCTCCGATCCACATGTTCGTGAACTGACCAGAGGAAATAGCGGCTTTCTGCTGGCTCGTGAACAACGAACCGAGGTTGTACCCCCTGGCGAGGACCCGGTGCATCATCGGCACGTTGTCGAACATCGCGAACCGGAACGAGTCCGCGTTGATCTTCTTCGTGCTGGTGGCGCCGTTCTGAATGACGAAGTAATCGGTATTCTGGCCGATGTATGTGGCCTCGGGATAGTCCGAAATCTTCATGGATATGCTCCTCTGCTCAAACCATCATATAGAGGCGCTGGCCATTGATGGGATTGCCAGCATGGTCCTGTATTTCTGCGCCATTTTGAGCGTCCAGAAGGACGTCCTTGATCGCCACGCCCTGCGTGAACGACGAGATCTGTTTCTCGACAGAGTCGAGACGCTGAGCGAGTTTCGTCGCGGCGTCCCCATCGAGGGTGGTCTTCAAGGTATTGCGCCAGGACTCGTAGTCCGTCTTCTGCTCGGCCATCCAGTTCTGAAAGTTCAGAGATTGCACCTTCCGCTGCTCAGAGGACCACTGCTCGTACTGAGCGTCCCACTTAGCATAGAGTGTCGAGGCATCGAGACTCTCGACGACGCCGGTCACCCAAGGTGTAGCAGACGAACCTCGAGCATTCCAGATCTGGTTGTATGTGACCTGCTGCATACCAGGACTCGTGCGAATCCTCGCCAGGGGATACCACTTGTCGAGGTCTGTATTTCGTACGTTCGGGATCTGCGGATTGCTGCTTGACACGCCTTTGTAGATAGCGAACGAAGCGGCCCTGACCGACGGGTCCCTGTTGATGCGCAAGCAGACCAAGTCCCAGCGAGGGTGGGTGACGTCCGGCTGCTCGAGCGGAAGGTCGTACGGCGCGTCGTTGTTCACCCAGGTCTTGTTGAGGAACGCACGACCTGTGCCTATGCGAACAGCCCACTTCCCACTGATCGCCGTGACTCCCAGGGCCTCACCGTATGATTGGTAGATACCGTAATGGATGAGGCCGTCGAAGAGCTCACCCATCTGTTCTGCTGAATACTTGCGGTCCCCATCCTTCGAGGAGTAGAAACCACTGGTAAGTGTCATTTGATATTCAACCCCGGCTTACTCTTCTGTAGATCTGACAAAGACGAAAACGTGGGGTAGAAGGTGTCCCCGTTGACGTCTGATGAACGAACGTACTCGGTCACCCGAGCGACGTCCTTCTGTCCGTACTCGTTCTCTATCTGCACGAAGTCGCCCAGGAAGAAGTCCTCGCGATACTTGTAGATCGAGTTGACTGCGGCAACCCCTTCGTACATCTGAATAGGCATGTGCTTCCACAGTTCCGTGTTGCACTTGTCTTTCAGCTGCCGTCTAGCGGCCTCCGGGTCAACGCCGGTGTTCCCGGTTCTCGCAGAGTTAGCACTAGTGGCCAGATAACCGTTGTGCGTCATAACTCCGGGATTCTCAAGATATCCCTCTCGCAGACCAAGGCCATTGGTGCCGACACGCACGGACTCGTTCTGAATGTTGACGTCCGTCTGCCACATGTATTCCTGCTCCATGCCAGAGGTGACGTGCACCTGCTGGAGTCCGGAGAAAATCTTCGTTCGAGTTCCGACCTTAGACTTGAGATATGTGCCTTTGGACAGGTTCTCGAACGAAGGCGAGAATGTCACTGGAGGGTTCGTGCTCTGAGAGTCCGTTCGGTTGATTCCGAGATACGCATATCCGTACCAGTACCAGGGATTATTGTCGGCGAACTCGATCGCCCATCCACTCATGTTGAGGTCCGTGATATCCTGCATCAAGGAGTACCACGAGCCCTGCATGATGTATTGATCCCAAGTGGCCTCCCCGTAGACACCAGCATTCTCGACGTGAGATCCAGAGGACGTCCTGATCGCTTCGTTGGATCCGAGCCGCATCGACCCTATGTCCATTGCGTTTCCATCGCGACCATGCAGAACATCGGCGGGTAGATCCCAGGGGTGGTACCAGCGGAAGCCCTGCACGTGTCTCGGGTGACTCGAATCGTCGACCTTGAAGAGTAGGTTCGTCATGTCCTTGACGACGTCTCGGATGATGCCGTTAGTGGACTCGTGTTTGGCGCAGATGGTGTAGTCATTAACCGGATATGGGTGAAGTACTCGCCGGTCAAGGACGGACTCGATCGAGCGGCCAGTAATCGTTAGTGTGCTGGACTCGCCGTAATGCGCTTCCATCTCGACCTGCTCGATGATCATCAGCTTGTTCGTGTCTTTGGTGAACAAGTAGTAATCCAGCTGGTACTCCTGGAGGTTGGCGTACGTTCCAGGAACTACCAGCTTGAAATCGCCGTAGCCGTGGAAGCGCTCCGTCCATACGACCGAAATATAGTCATCGACGAGATGCGTGAGGTTGCAGGACTCGTCGAGTACGGCCAGATACATTTACACCCCCTGGTACGTGATGTCTGTGGTGAATCGAATGTCTACAGCAGTCTTGTCGGACATGTCGTAGTGGAATTCGTTTCGTCCTGGGTGCATGAGCAGCCAGTCGGAATTGAAGTCTAGGAAGTACATCCCCTTGTGCCGTTTTCCGTTCGGTTTCTCTAAATAGATCCCTTTTCGACCGACACGAGTGTCCACTTCGATGGTGTCTCCGACAGATGGCTGGTACGCCGTGGCGGACGGAGTCCACTTGCCTGTGAGCTTCATCGTCTGCTGCCAGACCGTCTCGGTCAGGGTGATTGGAAGCGGATTGACCTTGAGTATCTTGATACGCAGAAGGAAACCGGCCTCAACGTCACCCTCATAGTTCACCACAGCCGTCTTGTCGGACAGGGTACGCGAGAACTCCAGTGTGGGGGAATCAGGAAGAGGGTCCTCCCAGGAGAACTCGAACGAGGGTTCCTCAACATCGAAGTTGATAAGATCTGAAGCATCCTCGCGGTTGTCATACCAATATCCGTAAGGACAGAGAATTGAGATTTTGTGAGACTCTAGATTGGACCAGATTTCGGGCTCTGAGGACTCAACGTATCCGTCGGTATATACCTGACGGTGGTCGGCATACACGGTGACTCGTACTGGCTGCTTGATCTGGCAGAACCGATAAATCTTCTGCCTGGACTGCTCCACGTCCTGCGTGGTGGTCTCCAGCGGAACCAGGGTGAAAGAGATAGTGCGCTTCTGCACCCTGGAACCGTTGAAGAGAGCTGAGTCGGTAAGGGCAAGGTCGGTCGTATTGATATCGGCCTTGCCTGGACCGAGACCGTCGACGTTCTTGACGGCGATCCCGGTCTTCCACGGCTCGAATAGATCAAGCGCCAACGTCTCGCCACCGGGATTGGTGAGGACGATGGTGCGGATCATAGCTGATACATAGCCTCCCTTACCTGACTCAGCTGGTTGTGCGTCTGTCGATAGATCTCCGCTGTCGACAGCTCTCGAGGAGACGTGTTGTACTGGTTGAACACGACCGACTGCGCGTCTCCGAACGGCCTATCGCCTGTAGCCTGAGGCTGCGGCTGGGCCGTGACGGCAGGCTGTGCGGCCGCCTGCGAAGCCATTTGCGCCGTTACCGGCGCCACGAGACTGTCCTGATTCAGGAGCTGCTGCATCTGGTCGACGCCCTCGGTGATGTTGTCCAGGTTCATCACCGGTTTGATCTCGGGGCTCAGGGTTGACTCGTCGAGGTAACTTGAGTAGTCAAGACCGTCCATAGCGGCTTTCATCGATCCGGTCAAGGTATCGCTCAGGTCAGAAATAGCGCCGATCGCCTCACCGGAGTCCCTGAGGCCGTTAGCCAGACCCTGGATATTGTACTGGCCGATCTCGTAGAAGACCCTGGAAGGCGAGTGAATTCCGAAGAAGTCTTTCGCTTTGGCGATGGCCCGGTTGGCCAGGTCCCTGATCTGGTTGACGACTCCAGAAACTCCGTTTCGAATGGCGTTTTTGATGCCATCGACCAGGTGACTGCCCAGTTCTCCGGCCTTCGACTTGATACGACTCTTGATCCGCTCGATGCCCTCCATGATGAAGCCCTTAATGGCGTCCACCAGGTTCCCGCAAGCGTCATACAAGCGGTCTTTATTGTTGCGAATGGAGTCCGCAAGGCCGTTGATGAACTTGATAGCGGTGTCAAACGCGGCGTTAACCACCCTTGGCGAGTTGTCGCCGATGGCCGTGATGAAGGTTACGATGGCGGTCGTGGCAGCATCAGCGATCGTTGGAATCCAGTCGTTCAGCCCTTGCAAGAAGGACAGAATCAGGTTGGCTCCAGAGGCCACCAATGTCGGCATGTTCGCCGTACAGGTATCGATGAAGCCGATGATCATATCGAACGCGGCCTGCGTCACTTGCGGCGTTAGCTCGACGAACTTGTCGAGGATGGCCATAGTGACTACTCCGAACGCCTCAACGATGGTCGGGGTAGAGTTAATAGCCGCCTGAGCGATCGCCGTCATCAGCAAAGTGATCGTATCGACGACCGTCTGCTGATTGTCGACCAAGACCTGGCAGAAGTTGATCAACGCCTGCGCGGCGTTCGTTCCGAGCGAGGGCAGCATGTCGATCAGGCCCTGACACAGTTGCAGGAAGAGCTCGACACTCTGACCCCCGAGGGACAAGAGCCCAGTGAGCGCCTCGATGAACGCCGCTAGACCGATGGCCGCTATGCCGACACCCGCACCGATAAGCGCGATAGCTACACCTAGAGCCAGTAGTCCGACGGCTGCACCAGTAGCTGCGTACCCAGCGACGACCACGATGGCCAAAGCCAGACCGAGACCCGTAAGTCCCTCGAGCAACTCCGCCCATGACATGTCAGCCAGGGCTTGGAGTGCCGGGACCAGGATTTGGATGGCCAGGGCCGTCAGGATAATACCAGCGGCCCCAAGGATTCCGCCGTCCGCAAGAGTGGTGGCGATAACCAAGGCTGCGAGCACCAGCCCCATCATGGTAACACCCTTGAGATAGGTACCCCAGTCCATGGAGGCAATGTTGGCTATCTCAGAAGCCGCCAATTTGACGGCGAGGACCGCAATCATCAAAGTGGCCGCACCGGTGATGTTGGAGTCGCTGAAGTTCATTGCAACGATGAGGCCAGCGAGCACCAGCCCCATCATGACGACGCCTTTAAGGTAATCGGACCACGGCATTGACGCGAATTCCGAAATAATACCGCTCAGTTGCTTCAAGACGTAGGCAATAGCCAGGAACGCCAAGGCCGAACCGATGCTGACCTTCTTGTTCGAGATCTCAGCGTAGATCCCGACGATAACGAGCAGCGCCGCTAGAGCCAGTTCGCCTTGAATAAGACTCCCGGTATCCATCTCGCCAAGATTCTTGACGACCTTGGCCATGACGAGTGTTGCCGCGGCCATGAGGTTCATTGCCAGCCCGAATGAGATGAACTTCGTCTGCTGACGCGGAGACCCCATAGTGTTCGCTAGGACAACCAGCATACCGATAGCCGCCCCGACTCCGACGAGGCCTTTCATGATCCCGCCCCAGCCGAGAGAAGCAACATTCTGCATGGCGTGTCCGAGGATGATGATGCTCGTGCAGACCAGAATCAAGCCGGCTGCCTGAATGATCATCTTACCCGATGATACGGCGCTCATGGAGTCGTTCATCTTCTCCATGGCTTTGGTGATGGCCGTGAACGCCACACCGATGGCAATTCCGGAGGCCATGACACTTTCCGCGGGAACCTGAGCCAGGATCCACAAGGATGCCGCCAGGACCGCGATAGCCGCCGCGTAGATGAGGAGCGTTTCTGCCTTCACTTTACCGGTGGCCGCTTCCATGCTCTCGGCGTATCCGTCGATGACACCCTTGACGCTGTCGCCGATTCCAGCCCAACCCTCGAACGTCTCTTTCATGGCCTTGAGGGTATTGGTTACCTTCTTAGCCAGGACGACGAACGTGACCAGAGCACCGCCTTTAACAAGGTTGTCGAACAGCCCATCCCAATCACCGTTCTTAAATTGTTTGAGGATCCCGCCGAAGATCGGTTCGAGTGCGTTTTTGATCTTACCGCCGACGAACACCGCGAACTCCCCGAGTTTTGAGAGGAACCCGATGATGTTCTTCAGCAGGTCTAGGAAGTTCGACCACCCGGAGGAGACTTTACTTCCCAGATCCAGATTCTTGACGAATTGAGACGTCACTGAAATGGCGCCTCTCACCCGCTCAGTGTAATGCGAGACGATCTCTTTAAGATCATTCCACGCTTTGGTGAACGGGGACCAGTCGATGCTCCCAGACTTCATGCCGGAGAACACGTTGCCGATTCCAAAGCCCACTGCGGCTACTGCAGACTTCAGCTTATCGGTCCAGGAGAAGTCAACATCCCCAAGACTGTCTTTGAAGTCACTCCATTTTGACCTGAGCTCGTCGACGTGTTTGGCCAATGCCTGAGCGCGCGGCGAGACCCAGTTCGCAATAGTGTTGCCCCACACCATGGTGCGGTCTGAGAGACGATCGATCTTGTCAATGAGCTGGTCCGTCAGAGGAATGAGCTTGTCGGCGAACGACTTGCCCCATCCCTCGGAATTCTCGTCCGCTCCACGGAAGAACGCGACGATCTTATCCTTGAGCTGGACGAACCATCCGCCCGCCTTCTCTGCAGCGGATCCAGCAGCACCGACAGCCGTCCCAACGGCGTTCACCGCGTCGCCAACAGGACCGCTGTCGTTCTTGAGCTGCCTGAAAGGCTCCAGGATCACGTCTTTGATGACGGTACCCGCGATTTTCATCGCCTTCCACAGTCTCTCGACGGCGTCTGTGAGGCGATCCCATGTGGAGGCATACTCCGAAGTGAATCCTTGCTTGAATCCGGCTACGAGCTGCCTGGTCCAGGTGACCGTGCGAGCCATGGCGTCCGCCATCCTGTTCGAGGCGTTGGTGATCGCGGTGATCACGCGCTCCGACAGATTGAGAGACTCGTACCAGTTTCGCACCCAGTTCACAGCATCCCGGATGACCCCGACAAGACCGCCGGTAGACCTGATCGCTATGCCAAGAACGGTCGTGAGAATGTGAAACGCCCCGAAGAGGACTGAGCCGACGATCTTCGCCAGGTCGACGAATATATCAAGGCCCAGCTTGGCGGCGCTGAACAGAGCCTCGAACGCAGAGGTGATAACCTCCATCGTACGATCGTTCATGACCAGTGTAGCTGTGAAGTCCGCAAAGGCTTTCGTGACATTGTAGAGTCCCTGAGCCGACGGGCCGGAGAACACCCTCCCGAAGGCGTTGCCGATAGCCTGAATGGGTTTGATCAGTGCCTCGAAGGAGTTCTTCAGGCCACGCAGGAGTTCGTCCCGACCGCCCAGCTCCTTCCATTCCAGAAGCATCTTGTTCCTGGCGCTGGAAATATCGGAGATCTTGGACGTGATGACGTTTCCGATACTGGTCCAAAGCTGCTCGGCTTCCTCGAAGTCGCCGAGAACGATTCGCCAAGTGGTGGCCCACCCGGAGCCCAGTTCCTCTTTGACTGTCCCGACAAGCTGCGAGAAAGTCTTAATGTGGGTCGCGGCACCTTTGGCGGTCTCCGCGAACTCCATGATCGCCTGGGTCTCCTCCTCGGTATAACCCATCGCGCGGATGGCTTCCTCGGAATAATCGCCGGTCATCAGGCTCAAGGTCTCGAGCATGACCTCGGACGTGAGCCATCCGTCCTGCAGGGAGTCACGGAAGGATCCCTCTTTCGCAATGGCTTCGTCCACCGCCTCGCCGTGAATGCGAGCAGTGCGCTTCAAGGCCTCTTGGAACTGCTCACCGCCCATTCCGGCGTTGACCACCGAGTTCCAGTCCATGAGTCGAACCGTACCGGTAGCGATAGCCTGCGAGAGCTGATACATGGCCGTGGACGCCTGGGCGCTGGTCGAGCCGGAAGCGGCCGCAAGGTTGCTCAGACCCTTAATGGCGGACACCGAGTCCTTCAGACCCACACCGGCTGCCGTGAAGGTACCGATATTCCGAGTCATCTCGGAGAAGTTGTAGATGGTCTGGTCCGCGTATGTGTTCAACTCGTCAAGGGCGGCGTTGACACTATTGATGTCCTCGCCCTTGCTCGCCGTGTTGGCGAGAATCGTCTGAACCGAGTTGAGCTGCATCTCGTACTCTTGAAAACCGTCGAGCGCAGGTTCGATCGAGAGGGACTTGATCAAGTCCGCTCCGACGGAGACGGCTTTCGACGCAATGCCGCCAAGTGCTGCGATGCCGGATACTCCGAGAACGCTCATGTTCGAGATCAGGTTCCCGGCGCCGCTGATGGCCTCGCCGAATGTCAGACGCCTTGCGGAATTCGCAACGTTGTCGAGCCCCTGGGTGGCGCCCTCCATCTTCAAGCCCGTGTTGAGTTTCTCAACGGACTGGAGAGACTCCGCAACTCCTGACTGAAACTGCTTGTTGTCGAACTTCAGGGATACGACTTTGTCCTCAATGGTACTCATACGGAATTCACCACCTTGAGCACTCTCTGCTCGATCTCGTCGAATATGGGTTGCATGGCCGGATTAATATAATCCCTGCCCTGGACATAGCCGCCCGTTCCGGTGCCATGTCCGTACTGGAGAATCACGGCGATGTTGACACCGTTGACGACGTGAGTGTTCGACCACACTATACGGCCGACACCAGACCCCTTTTCGATGTTATAGGTCCAAGATTGCGAGGTTAGGCCCGTGTCAACGGTGGTGGCATCACTCAGTGCGTCCACGCCCCGCTGACCACAGTCCTTGAGTACTTCGAGGTACTCCTGCTCTTTGAGCTTGGTGAGCCACGCCTCGGTCTTGACGAACTTGCCGTCGAGCGAGAGCGAGACACTCACTTCTGCTTGGCCTCCAGAGCTATGACCCGATTAAGGATGTCGAGGTAACCGTTGACCCATGCGATAGTGAGAGGCATGAGCCATTCGCTCGGGGGGTTCTGATATGGATTCACCTCGGGCTTCCACTGACCGCCTTCTCCTTTGACGAGCTGGCCGTCGGTGATGTATAGGTGTGCCACGTCGAGAGACGCCGCCTGGTTCACAACCTTCTGGTAGTTGTCCTTGGTGACGTCGTGGATAACGTGCCACCAGCGAGTAGCCGGCTCCTGCATCATTCGGTCGGTCATGACGGGCTTCGTCGCATCGTTCTTGAGGTAGGTCTCGGCCTTCTCCTCGAAGCACATGCAGATGTCGAAATCCGCGCTCACGAAGTCATCGGCGATGTTCGACCCGGTATTAATGATGATGAGGAACTGCTTGC